CAAGACGGTCACTTAACTTGCTCACAATCGAGTGGGCAAACCGTGGCATTAACCTATGGACGGTTGAGCAGGGTCAGATTGTACTTAACACCCAGCAGGCTTTGTATGCGTTGCCAATAGATACTATTGACATATTAGACGCAAGCACCCGTACTAATAACGGCAGCCAATCTAATCAGACAGACATCAATTTAAGCCGTATTAGTGAGCCTGTATATATGGCTATACCTAATAAAAACACCACTGGGCGCCCTGTTCAAATGTGGATTAACCGTCAAAGTGGCGGCGTGGCAAACATAGCTCAAACAACTTTGGTTGGCGGTATTGATGCAGATGACACCACAATCACACTGGCAAATGCAGCTAATTTGCCTACTCAAGGCTTTGTAAATATTGGTTCTGAGACGATTGCCTATCAAAATATCGTTGGAAATCAGATAGTTAACGCGTGGCGTGGACAGAACGGAACTACGGCAGCGTCTCATTTAACAGGTGTTGATGTGTTTAATAACCAACTTCCTTGTATTAACGTCTGGCCTACTCCTAATCCACCTGGCAATCAGTACACATTGGTGTACTACCGTATGCGCCGTATTCAGGACGCAGGCACAGGTATTCGTACACAGGACATTCCATTCCGTTTTATACCGTGCATGGTAGCTGGTTTAGCGTATCAACTTAGCGTAAAAATTCCTGGCGTAGATCCTAATCGTATGCCTATGCTTAAAGCAGAATATGAACAACAGTTTCAAATGGCAGCGGAGGAAGATAGGGAAAAAGCCGCTATTCGTTTCGTACCTCGTAACCTGTTTTATTCATAATGCCTAGTCAGTTTGCTTCTGGTAAGTATGCGATTGCAGAGTGCGATCGGTGTGGTCAGCGGTTTAAGTTAAAAGAACTTAGAAAGTTGACGATTAAGGTCAAACAGGTAAGTATTAAAGTATGTCAAGAGTGTTGGGAACCAGATCAGCCACAGCTACAATTAGGTATGTATCCTGTTAATGATCCACAAGCGGTACGGGAGCCAAGACCTGATGTAAGTTATTTAGTATCTGGACAGAGCGGATTGCAGATTAACGCAACGGGTGTCGGTCCAGACGGTTTTGGCAGTCCAGAATTAGGTAGTAGAGTTATACAGTGGGGTTGGAACCCAGTAGGCGGCAGTCGGGGTCCAGATGCAGGATTAACACCAAATGACTTGGTACAACAAGTAATTGTTGGTACAGTAACGGTAACGACAACATAGGAGCAAAACATGTATAAATCAGGTGCAGACGGCATTACCAAAAAAGGCAAAACTGAGGGTAAAAACCTTGGTGATTCAGGTCCAAAAGTGATGGGTCTAAAAGGTGGTCTTAAGACTGCTGGTGTAAAGAACATGGATCTAAAGACAATGGGTCGTGGTATGGCTAAGGTTAAAAACCAAAAAGCAGGCAGAGGTCGATAATGGCTAAATATTCTATGAAGAAAAAAGGCAAAGAGGTCGGACCTGCTGAAGTTTACGCAGAGCCACATACCATGTCAGGCAAGAAAGTAACCACAGCAAAGTCTGCCGTTACAAAGCCAGGCAATGGCGTAGATCAAGTAAACATGTCTGTTGGTGGCTATACCAAGAAAAACGATCAACCAATCAATAAGAACGGTGAGATGAAGATTCGCGGTACTGGTGCAGCTACTAAGGGTGTTATGGCTAGAGGTCCGATGGCATAATGAATTACGCACAGTTAACGCAAGCGATTCTTGACTATACCGAGTCTTATGAACAGACTTTTATAGACAATGTTCCGCTTTTTGTACAGCAATGTGAGGAGCGGGTTTATAACGCCGTTCAGATACCTGCTATTCGTAAGAATCAGGTAGGTAACTTTACACAGAGCGACAAATACCTTGCGTTACCTCCAGACTATTTAGCGTCCTTTTCGATGGCGGTTATTCTGGCGGATGGCAGTCAAGAGTTTTTAATTGACAAGGACGTTAACTTTATTCGTCAGGCGTACCCGAACCCTACAGATGAAGGCATTCCGCGTTACTATGCCCAGTTTGAGCCGTATACATACATTATTGGCCCTACTCCCGATGCAAACTACAACGTAGAATTGCACTATTACTATTACCCAGAGTCAATTGTTACTGCTGGTACTAGTTGGCTTGGTGATAACTTTGAAACCGTTTTATTGTATGGGTCGTTGCGTGAGGCTGTAATCTTCCAAAAGGGAGAGCAGGACATGGTTACTTATTACGAGCAAAAGTATCAAGAATCATTAGCGTTACTCAGAGAACTGGGTGATGGTAAAGATAGACGTAGTGCTTATCGTGATGGACAATTACGATTACCTATACCTGGACCCGTTAGATAAATTTTTAGGAGCAAAAAATGGCAATTACCCAAGGCATGGCAACAAGTTTCAAGGTTCAACTTTTGGAAGGTCAGCAAAACTTTTCCGCAAACACGTTTAAATTAGCGCTGTATACCAGCTCTGCTAGTTTAGATGAGAACACCACTGCGTATACAACCAGCAACGAAGTAGCTTCTGCTGGCAACTATTCTGCTGGCGGCAATACTTTAAGTGTTAGCGTAACCCCAACCAATACTGGAAACGTAGCGTTTATCTCGTTTTCCAACACTTCTTGGGCGAATGCAACAATTACCGCTAATGGCGCTTTAATTTATAACGCTAACTTGGCAAATGCGGCTGTTGCTGTATTGGCTTTTGGTGGCGATAAAACATCGACCAACGGTACTTTTGCAGTTAACTTCCCAACGGCAGACGCAACTAACGCCATTATTCGTTTGACAGCTACGTAATTGGGAGAGCCTTATGGCTTTGATTCTAAAAGATAGGGTTAAAGAAACTAGCTCTAGCTCTGGCACGGGTAATATTACTCTAGGTGGCGCGTTTCCTGGCTACCAGACGTTTAACGCCGCCATAGCTTCTGGCTCTACCGTTTACTACACCATCCATAACTTAACCGCTGGATCTGATGACGAGTGGGAAGTTGGTCTTGGTACGTTCACGTCTCCAGCTACATTGGTTAGGACTACGGTTCTTTCTTCGTCTAATTCAGGATCGGCAGTTAACTTTACTGCGGGTGCAGGCGGGCTTGAGGTATTTATTACTCAACCTGCAGAAGAAGCAGTCTATTTAAACAATACTACTGGTTTAGTTGAAATTGGCGGTAATGGCACAAACACTGTGTCGTTTACTAATATCAACACAACCAACTTAACTGCCAGCACGGTTACTCTGACCGCAGGTACGATCAGCACTAACGCTTCAAACACCACGGATATTGTTAACAAACAGTATGTAGACGGAATTGTTGCAGCTGGTGTTCACTACCATGAACCCGTACTTGTTGAGTCGCCAACGGCTTTAATTGCCACATATAATCAGCCAGGTGGCGCAGGTAACGGCGTAGGGGCAACACTAACCAATAGCGGTTCAAACGTAGCCTTAAGTATTGATGGCGTGTCACTATCTAACACAGCTCGTGTTCTGGTCTATACCCAGTCTAATGCGGTGCAAAACGGTGTTTATACAGTAACTAATCCAGGTAACGTTTCTGCGCAGTGGGTTCTGACTCGTGCAACCGATGCCGATACCTACGTTGTTGCTAGTTCTGCGGGCTTGAGTGAAGGCTCTACATTTTTTGTTCAGTCTGGCAATACAGGCGCTGGTGAGGTCTACACTTGCAATACCCAAGGAACCATTACGTTTGGCACAACAGATATTACGTTTGCGCAAATTGGCTCTGCTCAGATTTATTCAGCTGGTACAGGACTCAGTCTTACAAATACCACGTTTAGTATTTCAAATACAGCCGTTACTGCGGCACAGTATGGCAATGATGGGGCTGTTGGACAATTTACAGTCAATGCTCAAGGCCAGTTAACTAACGCCGCTAACGTTTCAATTAACGCTTCTAGTATCTCTGTAGGTACTTTAGCCAATGATAGAACCACAGCAGCATCGGCTAACGGTGCAAGCACAATCGTGTTACGGGACGCCAACGGATCTTTTGCTGGTAACGTTATTACCGCAACCACATCTAACGCTACGACCTTTAACGGCACAACTGGTGCGTTTACCAACGTGTCGGGTAACGGTGTAGCACTTACGGCTATCAATGCGTCAAATATCTCAAGCGGGACAATAGCTAACGCCAGAACAACGGCATCTGATGCCAACGGTGCATCAACCATAGTATCTCGTGACGCCAATGGTTCTTTTGGGGCTAATATTGTTACTGCCACATTTAGTGGTAACGGGGCTTCTATTTCGGCTATTAATGCCTCTAACATTTCTTCAGGAACCATAGCCAACGCACGTACTACGGCTGCCTCTGCTAACGGGGCATCTACTATTGTTCAGCGTGATTCTGGTGGTAACTTTAGCGCTAATACTGTAACAGCTGCCGTTATTGGCGATCTGTCTGGCGGTTCAAATATCAATGCTTCCAACATTGCTTCGGGGACTATTGCAAATGCGAGAACTACCGCTTCTTCTAGTAATGGCGCTTCTACTATTGTTCTGCGGGGAGCTTCTGGTGAATTCGCTGCTGGGGCGATAACAGGTACATCTTTCTCTGGGAACGGTTCTGCCCTTACTGCTATCAACGCTACGGCAATTACCACAGGAACTTTAGACAATGCCAGGACTACTGCTGCTTCTGCCAATGGTGCTTCCACGATTGTGGCTCGCGATGCTAACGGGTCTTTTTCTGGGAATGTAATTACAGGTACGACTGGAACCTTTACCAACATATCAGGTAACGGCACTTCGTTAACAGCAATCAATGCCTCTAATGTAACTTCAGGAACTTTAGATAATGCTAGGACAACTGCGGCTTCTGCCAACGGTGCCAGCACAATCGTAGCCCGTGATTCGTCAGGCAACTTCACTGCAAATGCGGGAACCTTTACTTCTGTGTCTGGTAATGGTTCTGCTCTGACTGCTCTTAACGGATCAAACGTATCTACAGGCACAGTAGCCAACGCTAGGACTACAGCTTCTGATGCCAATGGCGCATCAACAATAGTTTCTCGTAGCGCAGCAGGTTCTTTCGCTGGAAACGTAGGTACCTTTAACGGCGTAACCGTAGGTACAACTAACTCGTCTTTTGACACAGACGTTCTGTTTGTAGATGCTACTAATAATAGAGTAGGTATTAGTACTGCTACACCAAGGTTCAAAGTTTCCGTTGGTGCTACTACCTCAACTTCTACAGCAACTCCAGATACCCTTGACTTAGGCGGAACATACAGTAGTACCGCTGGTGCAAACGCAAAACTTCGTGTGTATTGGGATGCATCTGGAACTTTTGGTTTGGGTGTTTCTCTAGGTTCACTTGACTATATTGTTAGTGGCGCTGCTAACCATACTTTTTATACCGATGGCACACAAAAGATGCGCTTGTTTAGTTCAGGCGGTCTTTCATTAGGCAACAATACAGACCCAGGCGCAACTAACCTTTCTGTAACGGGAACGATTGCTGGAAATGGCGCAACTTTAACTGCAATTAACGCCTCCAACATTTCGTCTGGCACTGTAGCTACAGCCCGTCTTGGTACTGGTACAGCTAACAGTGCAACCTTCTTACGTGGCGACCAAACGTATGCGGTTCCCGCTTCTGGTACGTTAATACCCTCTGGCACAGTTATGCTTTTTGCTCAGACTGCTGCGCCAACTGGATTTACTAAAAATACGTCTACGGGGGATAATTCAGCACTGCGTGTCACAACAGGTACGGCAAGTACGGGTGGTTCTGTAGCGTTTACTACCGCTTTTGCAAGCCAAACCCCAACAGGTTCGGTAAGCATTACCGCGGTTGCTGGTAGCGCAGGCGCAACAACACTTACCACACCTCAGATACCATCTCACTCACATCAAACAATAACAGGTGCAAACTCAAATTTTGCATTTAGCACAACTACAGCCCCAGGTAATGCGATAGTCTCTGCTCCAGCAACTCCAGGGACAAGAAACGCAGGTTCTGATAATACAGGTGGTGGTGGCAGCCATACTCACCCATTTAGCTTTTCAAGTGGTACTGCTACATTTACTGGTAATGCCATTAATCTCGCTGTTCAATACATTGACGTTATTCGTGCAACTAAGGATTAATAATGGGAACAATTAAAAACGGAACCTTTTGCCCGTTAATTAAAAAAGACTGCGTAGGTCTTACTTGCGCCTGGTATACCCGTGTGCAAGGGTACGATGTTAACAGTGGAACTCAAGTAGATAGTTATGAATGCGCAATATCGTGGCTACCAATGCTATTAGTTGAAAATTCTGGGCAACAAAGACAAACTGGTGCAGCCGTGGAATCATTTAGAAATGAAATGGTTAAGTCAAACGAAAAGGCTCAACAGCTTTTATTAGTAACCGCAGGTATTACACAGGCTAACCACTCAGAACAACCAAAGTTAATTAGGAATATTGAAGAATGAGACTAGTTATTACACTTAACGATGGGGCAGTTGGTAAAGATGGCAAATTTTATACAAATTTAAATTTGTCCGATTGTGACATTCCGTCTGACGTTAATGCGTTACAGTGGGAAGAACATGAATCCAACAAAGGGCATATTGAATTTAAATCCCCTTTAATGCAAAACCAAGAAATAACTGAATTACCTACTTGGATAAATGCTTGTATTGTTAAATGGCAAGACGCTTATGATGCTGAGCAAGCAGCAATTTTAGAAGCACAGCAAACGGGACAATAAGTGAACACCCAACTTGAGCAAAATAATTTTTTATTTGTTCCTAACTTTATTAGTCAGGAGCATGCTCAAACACTACAAAAACAGTTTTATGAGTTAGAGGCTAGTGGGCAATATACTCAAGATCCTCAAGCTCCAAAATCTCCAGCTATTTATAACTTTAAACCCTTTTTAGAATTGCTGTGTCAAAAAATAAATCACGTAAATGCTTTAATAGAAGAGCCTGTTTTTCCGACCTATACTTACGCTAGGATATATAAAAAC